CGTTCAAAGGCTTAATAGAGCTTGATGCACAGAAGCAATTTCCAGAGTTCGATTAGGGCAAACTTTATATATGGAGCTTAACTAGTAAGGTAATACCTATAAAGGAAAGGTGGAACAATGACGAAAAAGAAAGAGGAAGAAAATAAAAAAGCAGGAGCTATATTATTGATTGCGCTGGTTTTACTGTTTGGCCTTATATTAATAAATGCAAATGGGAACAATGCAGAAGACCTCGATGGTAATGAGAATATAGAGAGATATGACCGCGAAAAGAAACATGGTGGTTGTACATCGTTACCAGAGCAGCGAGCTATGGGATTCCGTTGTGAATGCTATGAAGTAAATTATATGCTGTATAATGATGCTGGAGAGCCAGAAGGTAGAGACCCAAATTATGTTGGCGATTCAATATATTGGCCTACTACTATATGTGACTGCTGGTATACATACGACTATCCAGTTCATACGGCTATAGCCGAAGATACTGATATGGAGGACAATGGCACTTAACGGAAACGAAGAAGATAAATTTGTTAACTTTATGATGGGCATTATAGCTGCTCCTGTCGTTTTGGCATGGGTAGGACTTGCTATATTCTTAGTTATCATGTCATTTAGAGACCCTGCAATGGTGACGAATATAGAAGCATATAAATCAGTATTGATGATTATTGGTGCCCCCGCTTTAGTTATTTTATATAAAGTACTAGAGTTATGGACTGCTCAACAGAACAGTCAGATTGAACAGGTAAGGAAAGGTACCTTTGAAAATGGGGAGCATGAACACGGAGAGAAGAAAGAATGAACGATTTTGAGATAAGGGAACTGTACGACCAAGTGCAAGCGATGGAAGCTAGACTAAAACAGTTAGAGTCTGATGAAGAGTAAGAATGGCTAAGAAAAAGGCAAAAGCTAAGAAACAAGCAGCCGCCCGGAAGAAAGCCGGCGGTTCTAACGTAGGGAAGTACAAGGGCGTAAAAGCCTTTGCCGGCCCTTCAGGTGGAGCCCCTGCCGGTAGCTTTCCTATTAATACGCTTGCGCGCGCGAAGTCAGCTATAAAGCTAGCTCATAACGCGCCACGCCCAGCAGGGATAAAAGCAGCGGTATATAGGAAATATCCCGGTTTGAAGCCTAAAGGTAAGAAGACTAAGAAAAAGGGGAAGAAGTAATATGGCATATAATAGAGGAAAGCTTAAGAAGAACGGGGTGCCCCGTAAGAAGGCTAAGAAACGTCGAGTTCCTAAGGGAAGGAAGGGCGAATTTCGTGGTAAGAACGGTAAACTCCAAAAGAAGAAGTAAGCTTTATATACATGGTCGTATCTAATTATACAGGGCTCTCCCTAAGGACCGAAGCTCCACAGAAATATAATACGCAAGAGTTCACGGGGAGTCCCACAAAGGAGATAGTATGACAAACAATACAACAACAAATGAAACAACAAACCTAACCAGTGAGTTAGGAGAAGCCGAATCTGGAATGTTAGAAAGCCTACTGGATATGCTAACCAGTTCGCCTGAGCTTATGCTTATGGCAGCTCTTATGTTAGCTATGGGTGCATACATTACGTATACCCAACCAGCAGTAAAGGCCCTTGTAATGGGCTTTATTGGGAAGCACGAGGATGAAATCAACGCACTTCTTGATAAGTATCTAACTAAAGCTCAGACAAAGGCTTATGAGAAGCTGGATGAAGCAGCTCAAAAACACGTAAAAGACGCAATGCTTAGAAATGTAATTGTTTCTGCTTGGGACCAGAACGACGACAAGTTCGTTGCGGTTATTAAGGCAGAAGCTAAAGAAGCCCTTGCGGACGCTAAAGACTTTGACCGCGCTCTGAAGAAGCTTTGAACGAGCACGAGTATGAAGAGCGTTTGCGCTTGCGCGTAGGAGAAGCAGAATATGGACGCCACCAAGAACTTGTACGCCTGTTGGCTCGCAATCTGTCTCTTGAAGACGTTCTGTGGGAAGAAATTTCTCTACATATTCGGGATGTTAACCTACGAACAGAGCTCTTGCGCCAAAGAAATTCAATCGTTCGTGACATACATACGGAGTTCCGAGCGTTGAATATAGAGATACCTGCGATGGTCGAACAGAAGACCGAGGGTTTCGCAAAATTTTTGGAGGACTTAAATGACGACTCTAGCGATAAAAAACGAGGGAACGAAACTAAAGGAAGCCCTGACGGGTAAAAACCTATATGACAGTCGTTCCTTAGAAGAACTCTTCGAAAGTTTTAGAAAGGACGAAAAGAAGATGGGACTGCTTGTAAAGGCATTCTGTGAAGCTTATTTAGTGGATGGTAAACAACGTCCTCTTAAGCTGAGACCCCTGCAAGAAATAATTGTGGTAAATTCTTTAACTCACCCAGTAGGAATGAAACAGCGTAAAGTAGCTATCCTAGCTCCACGAGGCTGTGGGAAATCCTACGCCCTCTCGGTAGCAGTAGTTATTTACATGTTCTTCAAGCGATTCAGGGATTTAATCTTTGTGCTCGCACCTAGCGAGGACCAAGCCGCTCTTATCTTCGGATACGTGTACAGGCACTTTAAGGACAATAGATTTCTGGACAGCCTAGTAGATAATTACAAATTCCATAACAAGCCCCATATACGCATGAAGGGGGGCACATTAATGCGTAGGGCTCCATTAGCGCCTAGCAACCAAGGGCAGGCTATACGGGGCCAACACCCTACATTCTGTATAGTTGATGAGTCTTCTCTCATCGACGACAATATATTTGTAGATAATGTAGAACCAGCGATAGTTTCAAATAATGCCCCCTTCATAAATCTAGGTACACCGAAGTCAAAAGAGAACCATATGTATCGTTATTTGTATGATGATGCTTATTCTGATACATGGACTCGCCTAGTATATACTTGGCGCGATGCAGTAAAAGTTGGAAATAGTTATGAAGCGGCATACACTGAAGAAGATATGCTTGCAAAGATGATGGAATGGGGTGAAGATTCCATGTATTGGAGAACGGAATACGAATGCGAGTTTGTAGAAAGTATTTCCAATATATTTAATCCAGAAAAACTAAAGGCATGTTTCTATGACTACGAGCTCTCTACCCCCGAAGCCCCTCTCGACGGAGGAAAACACTGTACTGTGGCTGTTGATATTGGCAAATCTGTTAATTCTACTGTCATTAGCGTATGGGCCGCTGAAAAAGCTGATGATTCAGATGTGGCACGACTTATTTATATTGAAGAGATTAGTGCTAGAACTGGCGGGCATGACATTCCATATCAGCGTAAGCGTATCATGGACATTGCTAGAGCTTTTAATGTTGGTAGGGTTATTATTGATGCTACTGGTATTGGTGGTGCGATTGAACAGGACATAAGAATAGCATGTATTAATAGTGTTCCTCAGATTCATTTTATACCTTTCATCTTCACAGGAGGTCCTAGAGGAACCAAGACGCAAGTATTTAGAGATTATGTATCTTTCATACAGCAAGAGAGGGTGAGGATACCCAACCCAGCACGTCTAGATATACCGGGACAGAAAATTATTAACAAATGGTTTAGGGAACATGTAGACTTGCAATATGTTATGGACGCAGCTAATAAGACAGAACGTATTAGTGCTCCTGATGGTAAACATGACGACTACTGTGATAGTTCTGTTTTAGGCATACACGCTACTTTAGCTATGTTGCCCGGTTCGGCTACAGTAGCCACTTCCGGCCAAAATACAGCTTCAAGACAATTGGCTTCTAATATTGGAAAGCATTCAGGAGTTTCCTTATTTAGGACAAAGGGACACGATTTCAAAGCGAAAGGTAGATATTCATTATGACGCAATCTTTATATACTGATACGTTTATACTATATAAGTGGTAGCCATGGCTTTCTTGGACAGAGTACGAAGGGTGTTTGCTACAACTGGTAGCGCTCCGCCCTTTAAAGAAGATGACCCCGTGAGTTTTGGGTCCGGTGTTATTAAGCGCTTAAAACTTACTAACGACTATTCATACGGTAGTAAAAAGAAGTATGAACAGCATTTAGGGAAACCGAGGATATATATGGATGTATATCTATCCGACCCTATTGTTAGAAGCTTAATAGACCTTCCTTGTTTCTATGCAGTCAAAGATAATTTTGATATTGTAACAGACAAGGATGACGTAAGAGAACGTATAGAACAAATGTTCAGAGATATAAATATTGAGAATCTTTTATATGGTTGGGTTCGTAATGCCAGAATATTTGGTACTGGTTATATGGAGTGGACCGGAGACAACTTAGTTCTTCGTTCTAGCCAAAATATGTTTGTGCAACGAAATGAGCATGGACAGATTGAATATTATTATCAGGATATAGGAGAAGAAAAGGATAACATTCATTTTGAACCTGATGAAATTGTTTCACTATTAAATAATCCTTTCGATGATTATGCATACGGACTATCTGATATTCATCCCATCCTATATTTAGTAGATTTAAAAGACTATGCAGAAAGGGACGTGGGAGCTGCACTAAATAAATATGCATCATCTCGCTTTGATATATCGTGCGGTCTGGAAGATATGCCATATGGCCCCGATAAGATTAATGAAGTTGTAGATGCTTTTAATAACTTAGCGCCCGGTGAAGATATAATTCATGGAAACGATATTATTATAAAGGAACTACAAGGCACGCAAAGAGCTTTTGAGTATGGAAAATATACCGATGATATTTTAGATAAGATACACATGGCTCTTAAGGTACCTAAAACTATGTGGACGGACCCCGATAAAGCTAAACCTATTTTTGAACCTTATGTTAGATATTTACAAACTATGATTGAGGCTGCAATGAATGCTCAATTAATGCCTCAGTTAGAAGATGGTGAGGCTAAATTCAAGTTCAGGCAGATTAATGTTGAAGACGCATTTACTAAAGCTAAGACAGATATGATATATCTATCTGAAGGAGTATTATCACCCGGCGAAGTTAGGGAAGAGCGGGGTCTTGACCCTGAAGGTGTGGTAGAATTAGATATGCTGAAAGATGTTGCTGTTAAGATGGCAGGACAGCCCGCAGAGGGCTCTAGTGATAAGAACGTTAATGTTTCTGGTGGTAAGAGTACTGACAAAAAAGAAGAAGGTGCTCGAGCCCAGAATAGAGGGAATAAACCTTCAGCAAACGTAAAGGGGAAAAGAGCATGAGTTATGACAAGTGTGTAGCATCGGTAAGTTCTACATTAAAAAAGCGTGGTTTTGAAAATCACGAAGAGACGGCTGCTAACATGTGTATCATGTGGGCTGATGGACATGGCGTAGAAAGGGAGTTTGGTAGAACTTTAGACGAAAGTGAGAAAAGACGCACATTTGCCTTATCGTTAGGAGAGGATGATAATATATCATTTACAGAGGAAGGGGACTATGAAAGTGCTTCTTTTCCAGTTATAGCTATAACTTCTGGTCTTCATGAGTATGAAGAAGGTGATATACAACAAAAGGTTTATATAGAACCTGATGTATTAAAAGAGAATATAGAAGCCTTTAACGAGCTTCCTATATATTTCAACCATCAGAGAACGCCGGAAGATTTAATTGGCATGGCTGCTAATCCTGAGGTGTTTGAGATGGAGAATGGAAAGTTCGCAATCAAAATGTTAGCTACGGTTAATAATAAAACTGAATGTGGACAAGATGTAATGAATAAAGTAAAAGAAGGAGACATAACCCATGTCAGTATCGACTGGTTTTCCAACGATGTTGATGTGATGGGCGATACGTTCGCAACGAACATTCGTCCTACGGAGGTAAGTTTCATTGATAATAAATCAATGGACCCTATCTGTGAGGAGTGTACGATTGGAGTGAAATGTGATTTGCATGTAAAGGATGAACACCACAATTGTGGTTGTGATGGCGCATGTGAATGTTCAGACGGAAAACAAGAGGACATAAATATGACTACAGAAACTCCTGTTAAAGAGAACTCCCACGCGGAGAACATCGTGGAGCGCGAATTCGCGTCGCTACGAACGCAACTAGAAGAGATGACAGCTTCCAAAGCAGAAATCAATTCTCAGTACGAAGATGCCCTCAAGCTTATTGAGGAATTTAAACTTGCTGAAGAAGAGAGAGCTACTAAAGAAGCCGAAGCTCGAAAGGTTGAGGTCGTAGAGGCGATTCTATCTAAGGAACTGATTTTCGGTACCTTAGTAGAGGATAAGAAAGAAACGCGCCACGGTGAACTCGCAGCTTGGGACGAATCAAGGCTGACTGGTTTCAGCGAAGCTCTTGCTGCACTTCCGGTACCTGAGGACACAGAACGTACCTTCGGGAAGGGTAAATCCACCGAGGGAGAAGCTGTTCCAGCGGAATCCGAGAGAAAATTTGCAGTCAAGATGGATAAGAAAACTGGGCGAATTAAAATCGACCCAGAGGTACTAAGAGGTAATTAAATATGGCAACAGAAATTTTACTGAATGACGGTGGTGCTCCGGCACGTATCCTACCATTCGTAGCGGCTGAGGCTATCACCGCTGGTAACGCATTAACTGTGGATACCAGTGGCGAAGTTGTAAACGCTAACACTGGGGACGCTGCAAATAAGTTTGCAGTAATCGGATATGCGCTCACGACTATCACGTCAGGAAATATTGTCAGTGTCATAAGTGGACACGGCGTTGTATTAAACGTAAATTGTGCAGATGTAGCCGCAGGCATAGCAATGATGATGGGGACCACAGATGGTCGTCTTCTAACTGCTACTAATGCAGCAGCGGCAGCTGACTGTCAAGCAACTACGTTAGAGAACAACTCCGCAGCGGGACTCACTAAGGTGATAACCCACTAAAGGGTAGGTGATTATTATGGTAGCACTATCAGATAATTTAGCACCCGGTCTACTTACTTCCCTTAACACAGGCGCTTACGCAGCGACTGGTCCT